GGGAGGTGCCGGGGCCTAGCACCGGCTCGCGTCCGGAAATCGGGGGGCGCACAAAATGCGAACGCCCCCCGATCGGGGAACCGACCGGAACGCGAACGCCCCCCGATCGGGGAACCGACCGGAGGGCGGACGCGCGCTTAGCGCACTGTAGTGTTCAAGTCTACAAAGCGGAGGATTGTAGACTTGGCAACGCCGAGCGCGCAGTCCCGAGTCGCTCGGCTTCGGCGAGTGCGAGCCGATGTCGAGCGAGGACCGCAGTGCGGAGAACCGGGCCGATCCGATCCTCGACCTTCGACCCGCGCCGGTTGGTCAACGGGTTGAGCGTACCGCACTCCGCGCAACGTCTGGCGTGACGACGGGTTGGACCGCACTGGGTGGCTTCGACTTCGTCGGGATCGATCGTTCGACCGATCGCGTCGTCATCATCGCCGAACGACACGACGAAGTCATGCCGACCTTCGACCCAGGCGAGCGTTGATTCCAGCGCCAGACGATCGGAATCAGTCATCTTCCCGAGCGCCTGGACGAGCGTCTCACTCGCTTCCAAGCGCTCCGTCAGGTTCGGCGGGGCGCTCGGGATGTCGATGTCGTCGAGCGGGATGACTCGGTTGTGCCCCGCGCTGGATCGAATCCAAGCGCCTGGGCCGTGTTCCAGAATGGAGCGCAACCGAGCGACGGCGTACGCCGTAGCGCGCTGTGCGAATTCGAGGGGAGTGTGACGGCGTGACGAGTCGTCGCCTCGCCACTCGCTCGGCTCCGCTGAATCCCACTCGGCGACAAGCGCCATGATGTCCTGGGTAATGTCCTCCAAGGGATCGCCCAGAATCCAGGGGTCGACGGGAGCGCTGTAGCTCACACTCCCGTCAGCGTGTCGTTGACGCCCGTGAGCAACGGCTCCCAGAACCCCAACGACCCGTGCTCGGATCGCCGCCCAGATGACGTGGGCGTCCGCGTTCCAAGCGAGGTCAGGCAGATTGGCAGTTTTCATCGTGTTCTCCGAAGAATGGCCCCCCCGTGTGGGGGGCGGAATGGAAATTGGCGGAGAACGGAAACTAACAACTTCCGCCCCCTAAGCGCCGCCCGAACCGATCCGGGGGAACCTTTTTGGATAAATTCGTAAATTGTTGCTAGCAAAAGACTTACGTGAAAGGGCGTTTTCGGCGCACGCCGTAAGTAGTTGGTATTAAAAGACTTAAAAATTAATTGAAAAAAGGTTCCCCCGGATGGCGGTGGGCACCGCTTAGAGGGCGAACATCGAACGCCCCACACGCTACATCGGGACAACAAGGGCGGGCGGTGTTCATTCCTTGAACCGGGGGAGGACTCCGACTGCGGTCGGGACGTTCTCCCCCGCCACCCACAACAAACCTCCCAGGGTGGCGTGAAGATTCAGTATCGAAGGACGGCCACCCTGGGAGCCACCCACACCTAGTGCGCAACCCCTCGTGGGGTTTTTGGAACCGTGAAACCGGAGAAAAATTGTGAACGGTATTCAAAGCTCCAAGCTGGACCCAAAGGCGCGCACTCTCACTGTGGTCTTCGACCTGGGAAGCGCTCAGACGAGTTCCACCGGGAAGACGACCATGCTGGCAAGCACGGGCGGATTCCAGATCGCCGACACGACGGCCAAACTGCCCCTGCATCGTGTTCTCTTCGAGGACGGCTCCGCAGTCGGAGCCGAGGGCAAGGAAGAGCTGGTCATGCTCTCCGCGTCCGTGTCTGTCCCCATCGAGAACAAGGCGCGAAAGCGCCAGCTCAAGGAAGAGGCGATGCAGGACAAGGCGGACAAGGCCGAAGAGGAGGCGATGGTCGAAGCCGCCAAGGCACGAGGACGGGCCAAGGCCGAGCGAGAGTTCGCCGCCGTCCACAGCCTGGGAACCCTTCCCACGGCGTGAGAGTGTAGTCGGAAGAATCCCCGCCCAGGGAGTAGTCTGGGCGGGGAATTCTTCTTTTTTCGTACCCTGCGCTTGTAGGCGAAAGGCGTGAAACCTGTACGGAGAACACAAGGAGAGCCACGATGACGAAGCACAAGACACCGATTCCGCGCTTAGTTATGGAAGTGCGGGAACAGATCCAAGAGGATCTTTTGTGTTACCTCGACGGACGGTGCGGCGGGTATGGGGCTTCCGCTCGTAAGCGGGACAAGCGCATGAAAGATCGTGTGTGCGAGATCGTGGTGGAGAATTTTAAGAAGCTTTTACCCCCCAAGGACCCTGGCACCAACGCCGACTGTGGCGCTCACAATCCCGAGCAAGGAGAGCACGATGAATTCAACCCGCATTGACGCCAACAAGGCCCGCGCTCTCCTGCACTTCGCTTCCAAGGAGCTTGGACGCTACGCAATCAATGGCGTGCATTTACGGCCAACGGAGGACGGCGGGACCATTCTGGAAGCAACCGATGGGAAGAAGCTGATCCGAATTCCAGGGCGCCCTTGGGCTACCGATCGCGGTTCTCTCACCATCGAGAGCAAAGCTCTCGCTCTCGTGGCGAAGAAGAAGGCCGGTGAGAGGGAGCTGGAAGTTCGGCTCAACGGAGATGACGGTCTGTCTCTTGTCCGTGATGGGATGGAGGTTTCTGCCCCGACAGTTGAGATGGACTTCCCGGATACGAATTCCGTGATGGAGGATCAGCCACGGCACAAGCCGGTTCGCATGGATGCTCGGCTCTTGCTGGAGTTGTGCAAGGGCTTCATCGAGCTGCACTCATCGACGCCCAAGGGAGACCCGATTCCCATCGAGTTCTCGGTCCCGGAGGAAGAGGGGCGCTCCGTTCTAATCCGGTCGGAGTTGGGAGACGAGCCCATCGAAGCCGTCATCATGCCAATGATGCGGTGAGCCCTTAGGCCCGTAGTCAGGGGGCCGAAACCCTGACGCCAACGGCCATGAGCCGACCACGAACCCCGAGCAAGGGAGGCACGATGATGGGAGACGCCGAAGACGTAGGGCGCTGCATTGCAGTCGTCCTGATGGCCGCTGCATTCTTCATTCTCTTCTTCCTCTTCACTGGAGTGTGAGATGCAGACGAACAAGGACATCTGCCCCAAGCATGGGTGCTACGAACCTTGCGACGACTGCAAGGTCGATGAGGAGAACCGCATCGACGAAATGTCACGGCGAGACCCGGAGGATTGGGAGGAGGTAGCGCCGTGCAGGACAGCACACTACAACGAGCTACTTGCTCAGGGTGGTATTACTGGAATCTTTACGGAAGCCCTGCACCTTATGTGGGAGGTGGGCGGCATCGCTGCGACTCTGCGCTCCGCTGAACTACTCCATGAAACCGCCACCAAGATGACTGCAACCATCCGTGAAACCGGGTCATCCCTGAAATCCCACCCAGACCTGCACGAAGCCTTTAGCACTGTTATTAACCTTGCGCCGACTAAGTGGCGTAGTGAAAGAAAGGGGTAGAGTATGTTTATACGCTGCCCCGAGTGTGACTACCGTGTTCCCGAGTTCGACTCTCGGGATGGGCTCTGCCTCCGTCATTGGGAGCAGAGGCGACAAGAAGAGAGCGAGCACTTCGATGACAGCACTGAAGAGGAGACCTGCAATGACACGGAAGAACGGCAAAGCCCTAGAGAGCGAAGTGCGGGAGATCAAGGCATCCGATCTGGCCAAGTGCCCCTTCATCATCTTCGTTGCGGAACACTACAACGCTGATGGCTCATGCAAGTGCCACGATGCAGAGCACCGCGAGATGATGAAGCGCGAATGGGAGTACACCGACGAAGACTTCCGTGAGCAAGGGTTGATTCCGTGATGGAAACTGACGGAGGGTTGCCAATGTATATCAATCAGTATCATGTTTCCCAGCGCTACGGCGGGCCAGAAGAGGGCGGCTGGTGGTACTCTGCCGGGGAGTGTCTCCAGTCCATCAATGTAACTGACTGGCCCCAAAAGCTCATCGACAGCGTCCTTGAACAATTCCGGGTAGATGACAAGGCAATGAATGCTAATTTGCCCCCCTTCCACAGCGTGAACAGCGAGGGCAACTACCGATCAGAGATCGAGGAGGAGCCGGGAGTGTCCTTCCCTGAGCAAAGGCCCCACTACGAGTAACTCGTCTGGGCGAGTCTAAACCGCTTTAAGCCCAGAGCGTCCCCGTCACAGTGTCGGGGGGTATGCAGCATTCTCTAAGGGAGTGATTGGTCTCGTTCCTGGCAGTAGCTACAACTCGATAGGTCCCTGGCATAGGTAAAGTTTTCTAGAGACTTCCCTCTATGTGTATTACCTCACTCAGTTCCGCTAGCTGCTGCGTTTAGACGAATGAAGTGGGGCAGCCTGTTCCTTTAACCGAGGGGCGGGCTGCCCTGCGCGTCTTTTCCCTCAACAGCTTGGATGAACCATGTGTCTAGCTATCCCAGGGACAAGCGTTATACGCCGTGGCATATGCTCGATAGCGAGGAAGACTGATGGAAAAATGCCCTAGCTGTTCCAGCACGAACACCAAAATACTGAAAGCAGGATATAACACCGTATTATTCTGCAAAGACTGCAAGCACGAAGCTCACAAGCCGTGGAAAGGGTAGAGATGAAAACCCAGCACTTCGAACCGGTCCTCAATGCAATCCTCGCTGCGGACAATCCCCACCTGACCGCTCTGCACACGGTGCAAGCTGCTGTAGACTATGCCACTAAAAATAGTGGCCTACCTAAAGGTTACTTGGACCAAATGCAGGACGCTGTAGACTATCTCACCGCTTCTTGGGTGGCGGATCGTGCAATGGAAATGGCCAGGGCAGAGGAAACTAATAATGACTGAGATAAATAGGGAGGCGTGGCTAAACGAGGCGTGTAAACGCATGAAGCCCTTGGTCGATGGGTGCGCCGACTCCGGGGAGTTCGAGTTGCCCCTGATCTCGGTCGGCTGGCCAAGGGGTAGCCGGGGAGGGAAGGGACACATCATCGGGCAGTGCTGGGACAAGAAGGCCAGCGGCGACAAGACCAGGGCGCATATCTTCATCGCGCCTGACCAGACCGATGCGGTGTCGGTGCTCTCTACGCTACTGCATGAGATTGTCCATGCCAGCGTCGGCACCGCCTGCGGACACCGCAAAGAGTTCCGCAAGGTCGCACTGGAGCTGGGCTTCGCTCCGCCCATGACCAGCACCCCTATGGGTGAGGAACTGAAGAAAACGCTCACGCAATTGGCTGACGTTATGGAGGAGTACCCCCACCCTGGGCTGCTGCGACAGAAGAAGAAGGTGGGGTCAAGGCTGCTCAAGGTGCAGTGCCCTCGCTGCGAGTGCATTGTCCGAATGACTAGGACTTGGCTAGCTTCGGTGGGTCCGCCTACCTGCGGCTGCGGAGTCCAGATGAAGGAGGCATGAAAGCGGTGAACATTCATACGTCAAATGTCATCATCACCCCTGAAGGGCGGGTGGGGCCGGTGCCCGATCCTGCGGATGGGGAGAAGCACTCACTGGAGGAGCTTCAGGCTATGGTGGGTGGCCCAATCGAGATCATCAATTGCCCGCTGCGACCGCCTGCCACTAGGCACCGCATCATGGTCGTCCATGAGGAGGGGAAGCGCAAGGAGCTGCCGCCGAATGGGCTGGCAACTTACTTGGCTGGCCCATACATTTTCAGGGATGACCACATCGTAGGTACCGTGGTCTACTGCGACTCGGACCTGGCCAAGTGAGTCGCTGCGAAGACTACCCCTGCTGCGGGCACGGCCCGCCTCCTATGGGTGATGGCGGCGGCTGCCCAACGGTGCTTGAGGACGGGACAACCATTTGGCCCTGCGCCCGATGCGGCGCGCCGCTGCCCCAGAACAGCCCGTCAGCGGTTTGCAAGGGTTGCCATAGAGATTGGCGGCGAATAGACTATGAGGAGCGGCACTGATGGGACAATACTTCATCGCGGTCAACGAGGACAAGCAGGAGTGGATCCATCCGCACCGCTTCGGCGATGGGATGAAGTTCCTGGAGCTGGCGCTCTCGGGCGGCGGGTTCCTGGCGGGCCTGGCGGTGCTGCTCCGAAAGAGTACGGTGCATGGGCTCGGCGACCTGAAATGTAGGGACAAGGTGGTGGGCTCGTGGGCTGGCGATCGGGTCAGCATCGTTGGGGACTATGACAAAGACAAGGGCATTCTATACTTCAATGTAATGGATGGGGAGGAGAGCTGGACTGACGTTAGTGCAGAGGTAATTCGCGCTCTCAAGGAGAGTGCATTGATCCGAGAATACTTTGATTCAAAGGAGGGCTACCCACATGATTAGCACGCACGGCTTGATCAAGGACAACACGAATGACAAGTCTATCTGCCAGACGGTTACCATGCTCAATCAGTATGGGGGCGGTACGGTCGAGATGGTCTTCGAGCAGAGTTCTTGGTCGGATGGGGCGGTGAGCATCACCATGAAGAGCGATGGGCTGAAGGCGTCGGTGTCGGTGCATGATGTGGCGATCACGGCGCTGATCAATGCGCTCTGCCGGGTCAGGGAGTGGGCGCCGAAGCCTGAGGAGAAGAAGGAGGAGGAGAATGCTGACGCTTGAAGAGCGGGATGAGCTGGTCAAGGCGCTGAAGAATGGGGAGACATTCGTTTCTGATAGCGCGTACTGGAAGGGGTGCGACTACGGGCCGGCGGCGGCGATCCCCTGAGTGACACTCAAGCTCTGCGAGTTGCGCGGAGATACGCTGACGCCCTGGGACGATCGCGCCGATTCTGTGTCCAATTGGAGGCCATCGTTGAGGGCGCTGGGTGCTTCTCTCGATGGCTGGCGCGGAAGGCCAGGCCGTAGCGCCCTTGAGCCGTACAGCTACCTCGATTGGTCTGATGAGACACTCATCGAATGCCTTGGAGAAATGGAGGCCCCCGATGCCGAGTAGATTGACGGAGGTGGAGGCAAATGCCCTCGCCCAAATGCTTGAGAACGGCGAGACGTTTGTCTCTTCCTCAGCCTTCTGGCTGAGCAAGGAAAGTAGGGAGCGCTATAGCGACTCCATTGAAAACGAGGAGGCAATCCCATGAGTGACGCTGCGGCTCTGCGAGTTGCGTGGGGCGAAGCTGATCAAGTGGAGTGGGCAGATGACGCACCAGGATGGGTTTGAGACCGTGAGCCGGAGCTTTGACTTCGACTCCAGCTCCAACGAGCTGTGGTTGAATGTGGTAAGGGCGCTGCGAGATGCGGCGGGAATCGTCTACGATGATTACGACACAGTTAAACGCGAGGTGACGGATTACTTCGCTATGGAGGAGACGGATTTGGCAGGCGTCCTTCGGAATCCCCATCCTCGCCACCTATAGGCACCTTTCGACCTATTGGAATTGACGCAAAACGGGGCGGCGACTGGACTTACGGCGGTTTCTGGCCGAAACGTGATTCTGGTCGTCGCCCCGATCGTCGGGGGGTGCTCTCTGGTCGGCTGGAAAAACACGGAAAGCGGCGAAATCGCGGTAAGTCGTTTGTTGACGGACGATTGCGGCGATTGAATAGGTCGAAAGGTTCCTAATAGGAGCACGGCGATGGTTTCAAACTTACGGGGGAGGGAACCCCGGAGTCGGCGGGTAGAGTTTCTGTTGAATCGCTCTGAGCTGGAGTCGGTTGAGCTGGCCGCCTCTGAGCAGGATTGTCCAGTTGCTCATGTCATCAGGGCCGCTTTGCGCGCATACCTACCAGAGAGAGATGGCCGTGGGGCATACCGGAGAAAAAGCAAAGCGAAGAAGAAAACTTCTTAAGACTGTGCGCCTACTTAGGGTCTTCGTATCCCCTAAAGATGGGCGCTCAGTCCATGTGCGGATTACGGACGATGTCCCCAATGATCGGCTCGGCGACTGCACGCAGCGCAAAGACTACTACCTGATTCGTTTAAACAAGTCCGTTATCGAGAACTCACCCGATGCCGTTTACCTAGTGCTTGCCCACGAGTGGGCGCATGTAATCGCCTGGGAATCTGGCAGCTACGATCATGGCGACAGTTGGGGTCTTGCCATTGCTCGGTGCTGGCGGGTAATAGCAGGAGAAATCAACGCGGGGGATTTACACAATGTTGCAGTGGATTAGTCTAAGTGAGATGGGCTATTGGGTTTTCCCTACCCGAAACCGGCAGAAGTACCCCACTACACTTAACAATAAAAAGTGGGACGCATTCATTGAGGACAATGACCAAGAGCTGCTCCATGCCCACCTTCTCCATGAGACTGGCACCGGAGCGGCCCTCTGCCCCCAACCGGCGGACAAGGTCGGACTACTCATACTCGATCTGGATACATACGGTATGGCCTTCGATGATCTGTGGCCCCATGTATGTCCAGGCGAGAAACCCGAGAAGTCTCTGCTGGTGATAGGCTCACCTAGCGGCGGCTACCATCTCTGGTTTAAACTCCCCGAAGGCGTGAACGCTGATCGTTTGCCTGCCACGTTTGATTTCGGGGAGGGGGTGACTGGGGAGGTCAGGGCATCGTCAAAAGCGCGCCGCCTCATCATGCTCCCTGGTTCTCTAGTCGTGAATAAGAATGGAAAGCCTGCCAAGTATCGTATCTTGCAGGGCGAGCTAGATCCCGCTACTCTTTCACTGCCGCCTACCTCGCTGATGACCCGGCTCATTGCTCGGAAAGATCAAGGTAAGGCAAGCGAAGGGAATCAGCCCACCGAGGTGCTGCACTTCATTGAGATGTTAGAGCACTTGGAAGGCGTAAAACCAGGGGATCGAAACAACTTCATCGCTCGGGTGGGGCAGATCATGGGGCGTTTACACCCCGGAAAGAGCCTAGTCCCAGAGCTAGTGAACGCTGTTTGGAAACAACTCCACCCAAAACTAGGCCCTGACTTTGAAGAAAAGGAGTTCCGTATCGCGGTGAACTCTGGCTGGTCAACCGGGAGCAAGAACGCCGAGAAGTACCAGGCCAAAGAGAAGCACCCCAGCGTTTCGGATGTCAGAGCAGAGTGTGAGGGGATTTTTTCCGGTGTGCCCTGGCTGGTAGAGGTCCGGGACAGCACCGGAAAGACTAAAGAGTGGATGGTTGGGTTCGGCGGGTCAGCCAAGCGGCGTCACGAAGCTCGGCGGGTCACCCATCTGGGTAATTTAAACGACATCCTTCCTACGCTTACCCGATTATCCAGCGCTAGTCTTGATACCGTGGCACGATCTCCGTTATTTATCCAACCAGGTTGGGCTAAAGTATTGGAGTATATGCTCAGTACCGAGAAGGCTGTGGATCAACTAGGTATCCCACCGGAAGAGCGGTTCTGGGAATTGCTTGAGGAGTGGTCTAGAATTTCTGCGGGAGATTTGCTATTTATTGAGGCTTGGACAGAGCGGAGGCCGCTAGGAGCATCGACCGCCTTCGTTGTCTGGCCGCTCACAGAAGAACAGCCACCTTCACTGGTCATCCCTCCGCTGCTTCAGGAAACAATGCTGACCCAGCTAGGTGATATACCCAAAGCAAAGCGCTTGGTATCGAAACACTTGTTACAGAAAACTCTAGTGGGCATGCGATCAGGCCAAAAGGTTTGGGTGTGCCCTTTGTCTCAACTGCAACCGGAAACGCAAGAATACATCGGCGCGCAGTATGAGCATTTTGTTACCCGCAAGGATTCTGAGGAGAAGTAATGGCTGCAAGGAAAAAGAAGACCGCCAACAAGAAGAAGGCGATTAAGTCTAATGATGATGAACCCTCAAGCCATGCGTTGATGGCACCCGTCCCCGATGCCCTTTGGGAAGACTTCGCCGTTTTCCGTAAGCAGCGGAAGGAGAACCGCGCGTTCCCCTGGACTGTTCGGGACTGCGTGGAGATCATGCTGACTGATTACCTGGAAAAGTACGGGGAGTAATCATGCCTGATTTCCATATCAATATGCCTATACAGGTAACGCTTGATGTGGAAGTTGATGCTGAAATGTTCCGACAGCGAGCCGCCCGTCTACTGAGCCACCATTGGCAAAGTGAGAGCGGCTCGCTGCATCCAGCAGCAGAAAACTTCCTGGTTGCAACCAAGCGGTTCGCCCGAGAGGCGGCTGCTTGGATCCTGGCATCAAACAAAGATAACGTGGATTACAGCAGCGCCCGCGATGCGATTCCTGAAGAAACAATCAGGATCAGCATCAATGAAAAACACTAGTCAACTACCCAATCCATACATAAATGGACCAGCCCGCCTCGGTTGCAGTGTCGCACTCCTTGCTTTCGTCTTGGGCTGGTTCCTGATTGGGCTTATTTGGATTCTGTTTACATGAAAGGAACCAATGGGGCGCAAATTACCCAAAATCATTGCGGTAGACGGCCCTCCGGGTACAGGTAAGACCAGAACAATCATCGAAAAGGCGGCCAAGTGGGGCCACAAGTCTGCCGTTGTCACCTACACAAACGATGCTGCCGGGGTGCTCCATACACGAGCCCCCAATCTTCTGGCGGGGACCGTCTACTCCCTGACCTGGCCCTATGTAAAACCATTCGTCCAAGGTAGCCAGATACGAACCGCTACCGGGAACCAGGCGTACAGCACCCGACGAATTCACCACCTATTCGACCCGGCGCTTGTTCAATACACCAACGACGCTCCCAGCAACAAGCCACCCACCAGACAGGATGACCTGGCGAAGCAACTGCACGCATGGTCGGGGGGCGTGCCTCCGTTTAAACTAGAGCATGAGCACCCTAAGGGTTCGCTTAAGTACGTCCTACCGCTCGCCCGATGGGTCGAAGCCGGTACGCCAATCCCTGAGACGGAGCAGCTAGACCAGATCGCTATTGATGAAGCTCAAGATATGTCTTGGGTAGAGCTTCGGGCGGCGGTTGCCTTGGTAAAGGCTAGTGGGTCTGTTGTTGCTTACGGCGACCCAGGACAATCCATCTTCGGAACCGCGAAGGGCATTCTCGGTGGGGCGCTGCCGCCGCTCTGGACACTGGCAGACGAGAAGCTAATCATGGAGACCGGCTACCGGGTAGGCGACCCAACTGCTACGGTCGCTGCCCGTGTACTGCATAGCTACTACGATCGCCCTGCCAAAACTTTCAGGGCATCCCATAAAACTGAAATCTTAGCTTGGGACAATCGAATTAGGCCACTCCGGGGGCTGGTGCTTGGCTACTCAAGGCGGGCCGTGGCCAAGGCTTTCCGCAACTGGGGCCTAACACGCACCGGGATTGTTCCTAACGTAGCGGCGGCGAACAAGGAACTGGTCCTCTCGACTGGGCACGCTGCCAAGGGCGCCGAGGCAGATGACGTTTACATTCTCCCCTGGTCTAGAATAGCGCTCGCCCGATTTGAGCGCCGTGACCCTGAGACGATTCGCCTATTCTATGTAATGCTCACTAGGGCAAGGCGGCGCGTATTCCTGCCCAGGACAATAAAAGCTAGGCTTCCGCTGTGATTAACTACTACCAAACGCTCCTAGCAGAGCAGTTAAAGACCCAGTGGCGCCGCGTTTACACACGACCACTGAAGACGGATAGCCATTGGGACAAATTGCCCCAAGCAGTGAAACCAGTGCGCCCTAGTATGGAGCGAGCAGTCTTCGCTTCCTGCAAGTGGCGACGAAGGGGCTATCTAATCACACTGACTCCAAGAGATTTTCTAACTCTTGCTGGCGGGTACGCCCTAACTAAAGCAACCAGAACGCTGCTCAAGGAGAGATTAGAGCGCGGCCTAGCCTGGGCACCGCTCGTGCTATCACTGCGCAGCACCGAGGCGCCAGCACAGGTTAGCGCACCGGCTAGGTCTGAATTAGAGATTGCTTCCTTTCTACTAGAGCGCGGCCAAGAAAATATCCGAGTACAGGTACTCCACACTGACAACGAGCCAGCCAACCGAGTGTGTTTAAACTACATGAGGGAGCACGGGCTGGTGCCGCTCTCCGGTAGTGGGATCGTCACTCTGGAAAAAGTGGAGGTCACGCTATGAATTGTTTAGAGGTTCATGCTCACCGCCCTACCGAACGAGGGTTTAAAGACCTTCTGTCGAAAGACTTGGAGCGGGCGTGGGTGCTGGACACTGAGACCAACGGTCTAGATGTCGTAGGGCACGAAGCGCCGCATAAGGCTTTTTGGATTGGCCTCATGCCGATGGGTAGCCCGCATGTCTTCATCTTGACTAGAGAAGAATTCGATGATTGGGGTATCAAAGAACTACTCGAACATCGAAGACTTATAGGGCACAACCTACGCTTCGACCTCCATGCACTCGGGCTGAATCCGAAACGAGCCTGGGTAGATACGATGCTGGCATCCTACTACCGGCATACTACAGGGCGTCACAGCATGGATCATATCGCGTCGGTGAAGGGCTGGCACAAGATCGCAACCCCTGATCTACTCAAGCGAGGGCTCATTCACGATATCCCAGATCAAGAGCTGATCAGGTACTTGGCGGACGACTGCCTCATCACCGCACGAATGGCCAAGACTCTTCAAGTAGAGCGGGCTGTCGAGGACTACGAAACCGAGCGGGCTGTTTACCAGATGGAGCGCCGAGGGATGCGGCTGCTTCCTGAGAAGATGCGCATAGTTAGTGTAAAGCTGGACAAGTTAATTGTAGCTGGAGAGAAGCCTCTCCGTGAGGCAGGGATGGCCGGTAATCTGAATTCAGCTACCCAAGTGGGTGAGTGGCTGATCGCCAATGGCAGGCGGCTCCCTTACACCACTGGTGGGAGGCCAAGCACGACCAAAATTGTCCTACAAAAGCTGGCTGACGAAGGCGATCCACTGGCGCAGATACTCATTGACTGGCGAAAGCTGATCAAGCTCCGCACCAGCTTCATCGGGCCACTACCGAAACTCGCCCAGGGAGATATCTTATACCCGCGAACCAGCACCACCCGGACTGCGACAGGGCGCTTTGCGTGCAATTCACCTAACCTACAGCAGATCCCCAAGCGTGGGCCGCTGGGCAAGGACATCCGTAGCTGCCTAACCTCGAAGGACCGCACGGGAGTTACTGCTTGTGACTTTTCGCAAGTAGAGCTTCGCGTAGCGGCCTCTTTTGCGGAGGAGCCAGTTCTCTTAGAGGCATTCGCCACTAATAGATGCCCTCACACTGAGGTAGCAGCCAAGATGCTTGGCAAGCTGCCCGAAGCGATCACGCCTGATGAGAGGTTCAGAGCAAAAGCGGTTAACTTCGGTATCTTGAATGGTATGGGAGCGAAGCGGCTGGCGCTGGAATTGAAATCAGACAAGACGGTAGCTAAGCGCTTCTTATCGGAGTACAAGCGAAACCTTCCCGCCCTCCATACTTGGATGGAGAAGGTTTGGCAGGAAGCGGATACTTACCGAATCGCCCGCACTGTATCGGGAAGGACTCGGATCTTCAGTAGTTTTGAAAAGACCAGGCCAGCGATTAGCGTGATGGTCCAAGGCTCCGCTGCGGAACTCATGCGACATGCTCTGGTCGCCGTAGAGAACGCCGGTTTAAACCCAATCCTCTCTGTCCATGACGAGATTCTAATTGGGGGAACGGGCCGAGGCGAAGAATTACGGGAAATCATGGTTGATGCAGCGAATGGCGCCTATAGTGATACTTTCAACAACGTCCAATTCCCAGCTTCCGCCCAGAGCGGAGAGACTTGGGGCGATGTCTAACGAGCACGAAGAATCTATCGCCAATCTAATCGACCGGCGCGTTAGGGATGCGCTGGCGGAGATGGGCGACCGCCCACCCAGGGACAAGGAGGCCCTGGCTGGCACCGTAGAAAAGCTACTGCGGGCGAAGCCTATGGCAGCCGATCACGGTCTAGACCTCCTATCCATGCTCAAAAGTCTTGACCGAGGCCCTAAGCCTCTAGAGGAGAATGAATGAGCGACGAGTTCGATCCTGACGCAATCCTTAACGACTCTATCACCACTGAAGAGTATGAGGGCAAGCGTCCCATGACCCCGGAGGGGGCCTACCCCGACAGCACCATCACGGATGTTCGTGCGTTTGAACCGCATGAGAAGTCCAAGGAGAAGGGTGTCGAGGCCAGAATTCTGGTTTCGTTTGAGAGTTCTAGTAGCGATGTGGAACTCTCTACCTGGGTTAACTACAAGCGACCGCTGAACGCTCGGTCAACCTACGCCAAGTTGATCAAGGCTGTGTGGTCCGATGCCGATACTGCCAAGGGCAAGACGCCCAGGGATCTGATCGGCGAGACGGTCAACATCAATGTTTTCCATGAGGATGGCGACTTCGGGGAGTGGGCTGAGTTCCGCTTCACTCCCGCTAACTAAGTTTTCTATGTGAATCTGGGTAAGGGGGTCTAAGGCACCTGGCGGCGCACTGGCTCCCCCTTATCCCAGGTTCCTTTACCGAGAAATTAGATGGAGCAAAGTCTAATTTATGACCCAGAGATCGTAAAGGCAGGGGGCTGTAGCTTTCTGTACCTACGAGATAGCAGCGGGGCGCGGTTCATCCGCGTGGACAACATTCTGTCCATCGTCCCCAACTTCCGTCTAGGCGGTTCCATGATCTTTATCGGGAACGCCGATAAAGCAATCACCGTGGAGCATGAGCCCCACGAAATCAAAGAATCCCTACCAAACGAGAATTAAATGTCTGATGCCTTTTTACCGAAACCAGACAAGCCTTACCCAGACTGGTCTAGGTTTCTCAAAGATGTTTGGATGCACGGCATGTCCGTTTCCAACATCAACCAGGACATTGCCAAGACTCACGTTAAGAGGGCGGCGCAGTCTATCGCTGAGGTGTTTACACGCCGAAACGAGGCCAGCAAAGTTCGCCCCTCTGCCTTCCTAGCTTGTGCTAGGCAAACCTATTACAGCGTACAGGGGGAAGACTCGGGCAAGATGCCCGATAACATCGGCTCCACCTTCGCTGTGGGTCACCTACTGCATGAGCTGTCCTACGCCGCCGTTCAGTCGGCGCTGCCCCCAGGGTTCAAGGCCAGCACCGAGGTCAGGGTGTCGCTCCCTGAGTGGTGGCCAGAGGACGTAACTCGGTTTAATCAGGGCGGGCATGTGGACATGACGATCAAGGCGGAGTCCTTCGGTGGCTACCTCGCCGAAGGTCAGCCCGCCGAGATGCTCATTGACTTTAAGACAATGGGCAGTTTTTCTTACAGGAAGCATGGCAAGACTGTTTGGGGTGAAGACCCCGACGCCTTCGGCTACCTTGCCCAGCTCGCTGTTTATGCCGATTCCTTGGGGATGCTTGAGACCGGCGCGATCATCGCTGGGATCAACCGCGACTCGCTGACCAAGCCGTTGGCGCCCCGCTTCATCACCCCCGATGCTCTGAGGGCAGAGCTAGACCGGGTAAAGATTGCTGTCGATATGGCCGTAGAAGGCTGCGACCCAGGAGAGGAGTTTCTAGTTCGACATGGAAAAGATGCCTACTTCCAGTGCGGTAGAGGGGGACGGCCAGGATACTGCGCCTTCCGAAAAGTCTGTGGAGACAACCCCACCAGAGAAGGAGACTGAGGGGGAGCAGCTCTTTTTGATTGATGAAATGGAAAAGCTACCCGACCTCGATCTTGTTAAAATCGGGCTGGCATCTATGGTTATCCTGCATCAGAGGGCAACCGATCCAGGGCAGTCTGAGTAATACGGCCTCCAATTACTCAAGCTAGTAAGCCGATGCCGGGAGCGGCGCCCAACTCCCGGCACTTTTATTGGGGAGACAATGGACTCAGTACAGCAGCTAGTCGCTGAGCGGGGCGCCGCCTATGGCCCGCCTGCGGAGAACCACACACGCACCGCGTACCTTTGGTCCGCGTACCTGCGCTCACGCTACAGCGAGACCAGGCCGGTTACTCCTGATGATGTATGCTTCATGAACATCCTACAGAAAGTTGCGCGCTGCATGAGCCAGGCGGGTCCAGGGCAAGACTCCCTAGAGGACATCAAGGGTTTCGCCGAGAATATTCTAATCATGCACGGCTACTCGAAGCCTTCGTCAGAGAAGTGCGGGTAGCGGCAGTTTAAACAAGGTAGGATAACCCCATCAGAGTTTCTATTTAATTGTGTCCCGCAGAAGAGGCAGCTCAATTCTTTTTCCGGCTCAATAAAAGAAGGCGTGAAACCTGTGGCTGTCTTTGTCAGGTCTTCTTTGTCCTTCTCAACTTTCTTGTTCACCGGAAAGCTCCCTCAACTCATTTAGATATTTACTCGCCCTGGTATGTAGGCGGTCTAGCTCGCGGTGAATCTCTTTATATGCGCCCGTCCGGGTAACATTGAATAGGGTTTCGCCGTAGCTCGCCCCCTCTGGGGAGGTGGCAACCCGAGAGAACAGGTCCCGCTCCAGCTCCACAAGCAGGGTGAACTCCTTGTGTCGAGCAAAGGCCAGGGCAGAAGTGATCAGCGTTACTTCAGGGTCAGCGGAGTCCAGGCCGAAGCGCCGAGCGTAATGCTTCGATAGGTCCAAGGTGGTTTTCTGGACGATGGCCAGCCCATCAATATCACCAAAGCGATCCCGCGCCATTTCCTCAACCGTAGGGAGGCGGCTCAATTCGTTAGCCGTTTTCTTAGCTGATAGCGTCATCGGATTCCCCGCTGGCGTAAGTAGCACGTTGACAAACTTGGACCTGCATGGCTGTTTGGAAATCAGGTATGAGTACACAATCTACATGAGTATAACCTAATTGCTTTACGGCACTCAGGCGATTACTCCCACCCCAGATTGCATTCACTACGGGGCTATCGGGAATATTAGCGTTTCTATTTTTACCTGTTACTTGTACCTTCTTCACCGCTTCAAAGTAAGAAAGTATATCTTCTCTAGGTAGCCTAACCACGATAAGCGGGTTGAGCAGGCCGTGAGCCTCGATGGAGTCCTTTACCTCCTCCATGAAGATCGGCACGGTACTGACCGGAGCCCAGAGCGAGGCTACCGGCATCGAGCGTACCTCAAACGAGGTAATCACCACATCAGAGTAGGAGAGGCGACTCGCCTTGGATTCTATCCTAAGTGGACTCATTTAATTTCTCGGGATAAGTTAGCTCACTGAACATCAGGGCCGCAGCAAGCGTGGCATCATTCTCGTGTGAGGTACTACAGCTCTCACCACCCTTGGTCAGCCGCTTCACCGCAGCCTTTACGTCGGACTTCTTTGGAATATACTTCCGCGACCAAGGGATTTGAAGGATACGGGATACCCCACGCTTGAGTGAGATGGGGGAAGCGTGTTTAAATGGGATCTTATGCGCGTATGCCCAAGAAACAATGATCGACGATACCGCCCAGAGGAACGCAGTCGTCTTGATCTGCCCCATGATAAAGGGCGGCGTCTCGCTAGCGATTGCCTCGAATTTGTACTTGGCATGTAGGTGTATCAGCTCAGGCCATAGGAATTTTGTGAACATGAGGGGCGCGGTGGCCTTGCCTACGGACATGTTCTTGGAGAACAAGATTTCAAGGTGGGTGCCGTGCTCGGAGATATCTACGATGCTCAGCCCTAGATTACGGTAGCCGGGATCAACGCCAAGAATAATCATCTGATGCGCCCTCGCCGGTTCATGCGTGTAACGTGTTTAAAGATACGCTCGCGCTCTAGTATTACGTCGGGCGTTAGCCTCACCCGACCGCTTTTAGACATCGTCGAGATAAATTGGAGTGCCAGCTCTCCGCGCTTTTGTTTTAAACGAAGGTGAGGCAAGATACGAGTAAGAACTGGTTTCGCCTTAATCCCACTCAAGACCCAGCGCCAGAGTGTTCGATGTTGCTTGGGCGCGTTTCGGTTCGATAAAGAAACGCAGCCATAGAATTTGGAGACCAGCCAGTTCATAATATACTTATCGCAATTTGAAATACTTAGTCGAACTATATAACGAGTAGCTTGATTGCGCGAATCACGCCAGCGGCTGACCGCGATGGAGCCATCAGCATCAACGAAGCCAGCGAGATAAGCCCAATCATTTTCAGTCACTTAGTTCCTTGCCAACGGCTTTTTATACGTTTAAACAACTCCTTGGGGGAGGGCGCGATCCAGGTCAAGAGCCAGAGTAGGCCCGCAACGAAGGCGAGCCAAGCCGCCTGATCGACTAGCTGTCCGATCAATCCCCATACAGTTTGGGGCCGTTCGTCGGCGCTAGCTTTCGGCGGGTCAGGCACAACCGTCTCGGCAAGGAGATAGCCGCCTGCCGCGCCCGCCGCCGCGCCTCCGACGCCGCCAATTACCGCGCCGCTTACCGCGCCGCCTACCGCGCCGCCCAGGCGAGTCAGCGTCGAGCATCCCGTTAGAAGTATCAGTGCTAGTGCAGTACAAAGAGTTGTCGGCCTCATTTGTTCCCAGGCTCCTCAACTTTGGTTTCTATAACAGTCATGCGATGCTCGATCTCTAGCATGAAGGCAGCTAGATCACGGTCGCGGGCCTTGTTCTCCTCGTCGATCTGATCGACCTTCGACCAGAGCGTAGTCAGTAGAAACATCGTCACTGCCAGAAGGGCTCGGCTGATAATGGTGAACAGCCGTTCTTCCAGTGAGGGACGGGTGGGTTTAGTAGTCGTAGCCATTATTCAAGCGCCTGCTCCTGATGGTTCGCGACCATGCCTCGTAGCGTCGTAGCCAGCATTTGGACGTTTTGCATATACTTCTGCTTTATGACCGGATCGTCTGTTGCAGCAGCTTTAAGCTCCAACTTGCGCACCAAAGACTTGTAATTATGGTAGGCGTGGATGACCTCCGCCTTATGGCGAACCTTCCGAACACCCAATCCAAAGTCCGTGTCGGCCATTCGTTTCTCCATCGGAGTGTAGTCTACATAGGGAGACTGCTCCTCCTTTGAAGGTAGCCCGAAGTCAGCGCCTGCACTTTTGGCAGCTATGAGAGCCAGTTTAATTGGCCAGATAGCAGTGCGTGCGTCGTTCCAAGTATCAGGCTTCGCCATTCCGGTGCGGCCTCCCTGCGGAATGAAGCGAACCCCGCCGCCCAGAATGGAGGCCAACCCGCCGAAGGACGTAAGCCCCGCATCTGTAATTTGATTCGTCATTACATTGGGATCGTAAGGGTGCATGTGGCTATCGCCCATGCCCACACCACGCCCGATTGGAAGCGCGAGGTTATCGGCGAAGGCACCAATCATCATGGTAGCTTCCATATTGGCGTTTAGACGGCCAACATCGAGGCGATAGTCGCCGAGCTTGAGGTGCGCGCGACCCTCATCTGTCGAGATGAGCTTCTTCTGTTTGATCGTATTAGCCAGCACGGATAGTTTGGAAGGGTCTTCCATAAACTTTGACCAGGCCCACGGCATGTAGTGCCGGGGGAAGGAATAGTAAAGGAAAACCCTTTTCAAGACGTTCCGCTCCGTGGGCGTCAGGCGCTCATACGGAACGTGGGCATTCTTTGTAATTTCAATGGCGCGCCCTAGTGAGTGACCTTCACGCACCAGGCCAAGGGCCGTCGAGGTACGGTTGATCGCCTCTGAAACTTCTCGTAGCTCTCCGGGCTCGCCGCCAAATGTACGGATGAGCTTGGCCAACCCCCGATGCCCCGCCCTATGCACTTCTTTATCGTCCAACGCCTCCATTTTAAGCTTAACTAGGATATCAGGAACAGTGCGCGAGCCTCTACTCAGCGAAGAAGCAAAGGTGCCGTAGAGGCCCCTGTCTGCGGCTTCGCGTAGGAAGTCCGACATGGCCAGCTCGCCGCCATCAGGTAGGGGGAGGAACATATCGGGGACGCGGTCAATACCATACGCTTGAAATTCTTTTGCAGTTGCTTGATCCATGACGGCGCCGCCACGTTTAACGGCGTTCATCGCCGTAAGGCGGGCCATTCGGATGCCTCCCCTAAATTCGGAGGCTGGGATACCCATTAGATCAGGCATGATATCAGCATGTCTGATGAAATTAGTATCGCCCCAAAGCAATTTAAAGGTATCAATGTAACTAACAATCAGATTCTTAGGTGAGACACCCGCCATGCTTGCTTGGAAGACGCCGGACGCCAGGTTAGCAACGTGGAAAGGTACCCGAAAAACAGTCTGGAAAGACTTAATCATATAGTTAATACTATCGAAGTTACGCCAGGCGGCAGGTGTAACCTGAATCGTCTGGGCCGCAGTCTTCGTTGCTCCTAGAATGATATTTTTGGCGCCGTAGACAACGTGCTGCCCCACAAGGTCATAGATATTTCCAGAAGTGCCGTAGGGCACCTGCATCATGTCGGATGCTTTGGAGAATTTCCTATCCAGGTCAGAACGAACTGATGCGCGCACGAATGATTGGGCAGCGGTAGGCAGTACGTCTCCGAGATTCGTGCTCGGCTTCCCTAGTTGCAAGAAACCGAAGCCCGTTTCCATGTCCATAGCGGCAGGGATCTTGAGCTGCCTACCATCAGAAGCCTCTACAAGAACATAGGCAGGTTTCCCAGCCTTCAGGAACTTAGCTTGACGAGTAACCGTAGCCTGTCGGCGGCCTTCAGGTAAGTCTTTGTATACGACCTCATCACTCATGTAAGCGGGCTTAATCGGATTTCCCGCATCATCCAAGACCGCGACTACCTTGCCCCCGAAGGCCAGGATGTCGCCGTCCGCAGTTGTGCCTGCCTTCAAGAAAGCCTCAAAATACTTCTCAAGGGAATCGTTGTTATTCGCGTTGGCAAGCCTTGTCAATGTATTAAGGATCGGGTCTTCGACGAGGCGCTTGCCCGTCCATTTAAGCTTTTTTCTTACGCCCTTAACCACCAGACCTTCCTTCTGCATGATCTCATCGAGATCGTTAAACCACTGGCGCATCGGCGTTCCGGCGCCGCCTCCCTGCAAGACCTCCTCAGGAAGATCGGCCAGGTGCTTAGGCTGCTGGCCCGCGATGATCTGGCGCAGGGATTCGTGAACATCGTTAAGTGTCTCAATCGACATCGAGTCGTGGTGTCGAGCAAAGTGCGACGAGCTTTTATCGGTAAGACGCATTAGAATTTGATTACCCAGCTCGTCATGATCCATGCTACCGAGAACACGGGCGACGACTTGGCTAGACGCAGTGTTGAAGTAGCGCCCCACATACCCAATTGGGGAGCCGGGAACATACTGACCAGAACGCCGGGCGGCGACAAAGATATTCTTGCTGACATGGCGCATACCTTGGAGCATTTTTGTAAGTGGCTCAGGCATATTGGCCAAGACCATCTTGTTGATCTCGCCGCCCATCATGGTTAGTGATTCGGAAATACTTTCCAAAATCTCTGGAGGTATATCCGGCACCACATCTTTATGCTTGTGCATATTAAGCCACTTGACCATCTCCTTGAGATTTATGCTGGCAGAGCCATACGCCTGTGCCCAATCTGAGAGTTGCTTTCGCACGAGAGGTGACTGAACAAGCCCGGCAGTTTCCGTGAGGTCGTCCAAGAAGAGATTTTCGGCGCGTTGGAATTCTACTGGACTGGGCTTCTGCGGCTCCAGTCTCGGTACATTGGCGGCCTCAAAACGCATATCCAGCTCCTTACCTGGACGGGTTTCGCCGAGTATATTGGGCTCTTTAAGTCTATTCTCCGCCGTAAATAGGCGCTGTTTATGGGCCTGATTAAGATAGCGATAGTCAATCGCGTTACCTATTTTAGCTAGCTCTTCGTAAGCGGGCATGATCGCGGCAGGCTTAACGCCTGACCACGCAGCCAGTTCTCTTTCGTCAAAGAGAGTTCCGCTACCTCTGAGGATCTTACGCGCCTCGGGGCTAAGCTCTTTCCTGAGAGCCGCTAATTTACCTACTGGTATATCTTGGTGTGTTAGAGTTGTAATCTTCTTCAACTGCTCCGGGGTCATGGCCGCGACATCGGTACCAAAAGATGCGCGCCATTTCGAGCTAACGTCAGAGTCCAACCACTGCCTAGACTTTTGCATAGCCTCCGAGATAGTTTTGAAAGACCACCCCGCCCGCTCAAAGTCCGTCAGCTCTAGGACAGAGGCTTCAAGTCGGGCACCTTGGCTGGGTACAACTCGATAGCCACCTTCGATTGCTTCAATTTCCAAGCCAAAATGAGTTAGCGCGTTAGACGCCTGCGGTTGTGTCCACTTTTTTCGGGAAGCCGCCCACACAGGATAGCGCGTGGGTGAAGAGCTACGGGTGATGCGGCGAGCCTGACCTCGTCCGGTACGGTTAAACGCCTCCAAAGCTTCTTCCATAGTTAAATTATTGTTTTTACGAAAGGTGCGTAGATCCGACGCCGCGTCTGAATTATTGGCATAATCAAGAATTTCTTGTGGGGTATACTTACGTCTATTTCTACTATTGTTTCGGATATCGTCTAGCGACTGGAGCAACTGGTCGTCGGTAAGCTCGCCGACCGGCGTATCCTGAAAGCGCCCGCCTTGTAGGGAATGCTTGTTGTAGCGGCGGCGCATCCGAAATTTTTGCTGGGGCGTAAATACCTTAATAGCAGCGTTCTTACCCAACTCCAACATACGATCAAAGGTAGCTGAGATACCTTGCTCTTCAAGCCTAGGAAGAAACTCAAATACGTTTCGATTTAGAACATCGGTCAAGCGCTGTGTCGTCTCGTCTTTGACATCCTTAGAGGTCAAAAGCCGCTTCATTGTGGACATAATCTGTGAGTGGCGCTCGGTGTAGTCTTGCCAGCCCTGTGCCACCTGTAGTGCATTAGTAGAATTTACACGGCTAAGTTTAAGTGATTCTACCAACTCAACGTGATGAGTAGTAAGCTCCGCCATATAGCCCATGACGGTCTCGACATCGTCCGAACTCCAAGTTTTCATTGCAGGGTCTTTTAATATCTGTTTCTGTACTTGATAAAACATTTTTGCAAATTGAGTTACTTGTTCGGCGCCCTGCGATGTATTTACAAGAAACTTCTGCATCGCCTCCTGTGCGTGCCGCGTCTCTTGTCCTGTATGGAAAATGTTATTGACCAGCTTACGGGCCGAGACACCAGCGTTAAACGTAGCTTCAGCGAGTGGCTCGGTGAGACTAGACAGCTCCCCTCGTTGGTCTAGCAGCTTTGCCGCCTTGGCATCGACATCCAGGAAGGACAAGGTCGCGTCGTACTGCCCACTACGAATCAACTCACGCGCCTGCTCACCCTGCGCGGCTGCGTTATTCAACTTCTTCCTTAATTGGTTTCTGAAGCCTTCGGGAGTAGTTGGAATCTTGACGCCTGCGGCGTTTGCTGTATCTACACCACTAAGACGCGCCCAAATCTGCTCCATAGTATCGTCTGAATTACTGATGCCCCGCATTGTTTTCATAAAGGCGGTCTCAATAGGCTCGCCCGGCTTTAGCGCCCGCAACCGCTCCTCAAACGTATCCATGATTTTATCGGGAGTGCGTAGAGCAATTTGGTGGGAGATGTCACCGCCCCCCGTATCCGCGTTTGCCCAGTGGCGGATCGTATTGAAATCCTTTTCAGTGTAAGCCTTTCGCGCCTCTCGAATAGCCGTCCTGGCTTCGGCGCCAACCGCCCAGCCGCCCGCGAACTGGCGCAGCGGAGCGCTTGCCTCCTTCAAGAAGCGCCCCACAACAGGGATGCCCGCGACAGTACGGGTCAGATAGCTGGAAACAGCGCTATCACCGGCTCGTTGCTTACCCGCCTTTAAAAGCTGCCACCAACTCTGGTGCTCGCCGGGGATATGGATACGAGCGCCTAGTGTGGCTAGACCTGGGAGGCCAAGAGCGAGCTTGCGATGGCCCTCACTCTTCAGCAGCTCGCGGACAGGGCGACTCATCTGCTCAGCGCTGAGATTGCCAATTAGTTTTTCTGCCTTATTGAGACCGCGTAGCTGCGAACCAGCATTCTTATACTTATGTGGGCTGCCTCTAACATTTCGCCTGGCGTGCTCGATAACACCGAGCATGTCTTGACCCGTTAAGGTTGATACGAAATCTTCCGTACTACTAAAGGTTCTAGGCTTTTGGGAGGGCTTTGCGCCCTGGTATTGTTTCAGATTTCGGCGCGCCACATCACCGATAGCAGGTGTCGGAATCGGCAGGTCAAAGCGGCCCTCTGCCTTTGAAGCGGCCTTGACTATCCGCGTAATCGACGACATCTTGGCAGCCTGATTGATTCCTTTGACGCCCTTGCCCAAGGTGCTCAGGCCACCCGTTAGGTAGGTGAGCGGATCGGACAAGACGGCAGCGCCGATCTCACTCTTCCAGCCGGTGTCTCCTGGCTTAATGCCGAACATAGTTTCGGCCATATAGTCCGGCATCACATCTTCTTTGTGATCGTCGAACCAGCCCAGCAAAGGTACGTTGGCGAAATCTAGCAGACCCTTCTCACTGAAGAGGTCAACGTCATCCTCTTTCAGCGCCCGGAGAATACGCCAAAGAACCTGCTGCGGCAGGCCAATAGAGGAGTTGAAGATGCGGTCAATAAGCCCCGCTTGCTGGGAAGCCATGTACTATCCCCTATTATCCAGCTCGGCCAGGAGCTTAGCTATATTGTATACTACAGAGCTAGTAGAAGCGTCTAACGAAGCATACTCATCGGCTGGAATTTTAAGCACTTCGAGTAGCTTAGGGTCGGCGCCCTCCAGGTTGTGGTGCGGCCAACGCCGCGACGTAGACAAAAGGCCCACATCCTCCTGCCACCTATCTAGCGTTTTGCCGAAGCGGCGATTAAAGGCGAGGGCGTTAGAACTCATACCAATAATTTCTTTAGTAGTTCCGATACCTCTCATCCAGTCAAGCAATATGTCTGTAGCGCCCGACACAGTGTCTGCGTTCTCCATCGCTTTGGCTACCGACTGAATAGCCGATTGCTGTTCTATACCTGTAACCATTGCTAGTGTTTGCCCTAGCTCCGCAGCCTTACCAATTAAGTTAGCTGCCATTATTTCTGGTGTCGGTGTAGTTCTATGATTTCGCCCCAAAATAACGTGGCCTATATGTCTAAACATCCCCTCAATGAAAGGGCCTGCTTCACGAGCAGCAGTCGCATCCGCTGTCAAGGTACCGAGCGCATCTTCCCACTGATCGTTCATGTCTGATATCATTGAATCAGAAACAGTAATCTCCGGGGTGTTGGGCCTAAGATCGTGATCAACAGGCTTTCCGCGCATATCCTGCGTGACGCTTGACCAACTGCGATACTTACTCTTTAAAGCTCTTAGCCTAGCATCTAGTGTGTCTGCACTAGCTAGAGGAGAATCGGCCCGAGTAGTATCAAATACCTCCGGGCCAGTCGTACTCACAGATGGAACTTGAGGGATCACATCTCCTGTAAGCCTCTCCATAGGAATCCCTGTACCTGTAATTTGATGTATCTCTCCCGGAATAGGCACTCCTCCAATAAACGTATCCTGTAATTCTTCCTCAGTCATACCTCGAACAAGGTCTTGAATTCGATTCAATGCCGCTCGATCACCGGGGTCTTCCTCAGTAGATACATCGAAGTTCGATATAAGGTGAAAACCAATGCGCAATGCGCGGCTTTTTAGGTGCGCGTTAATCTGTTCCTGTGTTGCGCCTCTTCGCGCGCCAAATACCTTTCCCTTGCCAACCGCCTTCTCCTGGAAGGGCCTTAGTAGGTCTAAGCCTGTTCTCTCGGGGTAGGTCAAATCTTCTCTGGTTAATTCGCTCCCCTGTATTTGCCCGAAATTACGAATAAGCTGCTGCCAGGGTTGTGTATATTCAGTGCCTGTAGTACCTGTTTCTCCGAGTAGCCTCTCTATTCTAGAGAGGGCATCGCCCAAAGTTACCGAATCCAAACCAAATATCGCACGATTTCTCCAGGGAGAGCTGGAATGAAACTGGGACCAAAGCTCGATTAGCTCCTCACCACTAATATTTCCCTTGGTGGTGGCAGGAAAGCGGTCCCCCTCTCCAACTCCCCAATCCTCTCTAGGCGTATCGGCTATAAAAAGGGATAGGGGGTCAGTGGATGCGGTAGATTCTATGATGGGATTTATTCCAGCGCCACGCTCCAACGCTCTTGTACGCGCATCTGGGTCAAGGGAGGAACTCCGCTCATCTACACGAGTGAACTCATGCAATCCCTTGAGCCCACCTTCAAACACTGTGCGCCCAGGATCAGCGGTTGGCGTACCATAAATTTTATTTATTGCGGCATCTTTTAACTCCTTTTGGAAGGTTTCCAACGCGCCCGCTTGTCCCGCAGTATAGGTAGACCCTCCAGGGCCGGGCTTGTACAACTGGTCGATGCGTGTTCGCGCCATAGACCAGAGATCATCAGGCTCCGTTGACACCAAAGAAGAACCTGGATTAGTAGCAAGATTCACAAAGAAGTCTTGGATGCTCTGATCGCCCAAGAGTTTCTCGTAGTCCACGATATATTGAGGTGTCCTAAGTTTGGCTTGATCAAAGCCTTGATACGATTTGAGTACGGAGTTGATGCCCGAAGCGGGGAGGGCTTGGCCGTCTATAGTCGTCGCGAACCTTCCCCACTTATCTTGGCTCTTACTAATACTTTCAAATAGACCCTTCATCTGTCCGGGGGTCGCATGCGTAGAGAGTGAGGTAAGAAAACGCTGGACATCATTTACATACTTTTTTTTCTGTTGCCCGGCAGCGTAGCTCTGAACTAATTGGGTTGTATCGACATTACTGAGCGCCTTCAGGTGCCTTTGAATCTCATCATGTTTCCCCGCCGTCGCTGTGTTTACCCCGCCTTGTAGCGCGTAAATCATATCTACGGTGTCAAAATCTATGCCCCCACCCTTCGCCTCTGGAAGTTCGCGTTGAGCCTGAATGAATTTGACCGCTTCAAGTACGGGGGCGAAGTCTTCACCTTGTGATTCAATAAATTCCGTAAACTCGCCGAGGGGTAATTTTTCTTTGATGAAATTTACTGCATTAAAAGTATTATCCGAACGATTAACAGCAATCTGACCGCCTTCTGAGCGTATAATGGCGTCAATTTCCTGTCGAGTACGGTCAGAATCTACTATTTCATTAAAGGGCAGGTTCCCTTCCTGTATATCCGTCGGCAGATCGGCCCCCGCGACTATGGTCAACCAAGTTCCCTCATCCCTAAATGCGACATTACCGAGACGCTCAAGATTGCCTCGAATTACCTCCACTTTACCCTGAACTATCGGAGATTTGCTAAATAGATCGGGATACTGTTCCTCTAATTTACCTAGCTCTACGCGCATTTGTTGTACCTCATCCATCGTAACTTTTGCTTGGTTATGGCGATCACCGGGCAGATATTGACTTTTTTCTGGGTTCATATATTCTTCGTGCTGCTTTTCAATCAATTCCACCTGGCCTTCAATCCTATCTGAATGGACTCCAAAGCTCTCGAACCTCTCTCCAAGGTCGATCGTAAAATCTAGTCTCCGCTGGCCAACTGGCAACGCACGGTATTGTGCACCAACACCATGACTTTCTGCAAAATTAGATTGGAGAGTACCTGCTTCAACCTGCTGCATAAACATACTTGGTTTCAAATCATTTTTAGCAGCCATCCAACCTAAGGCTTCATTAGGTGTCTCAGGGTCGGCACCGAGGCCAGCGATATATGTCATGCGAAGTGGCGTACCGCCCATATTAAGCGCCGCCATGTGATTCGCTTCACTCGCGCGCCTAGTTCTACCTATGGTTGCATCTAGCTCGCGCTGGTGCATGTCCCGCTCATGCTCGCGCTGCGACTCATCCCGCTCTAGCTGGCGGGAATGCGCGTCTCGCTTCTCGCGCGATTCCCATTCTTGGGACATGGCGAGATTCTGCTTATCCGCAATCTTATTGACAAAATTAGTCATAGCCTGAGGGCCGCCCGCGCCCAAAGCGCCAGCGATGCCGCCGGTATAACTCATTGCCTTTATCACAGGCGCCCAGTCAAAACCACCTTCAGTTTTAGCGGCCATAGTTAGCTCATCTACCATCCATGAACAGGAGACGGATTCTGTTGATTCATCCAACCAGGTCGATTCCACTGCGGTATACCGAATGGATCCGGATCCCATCCAACCTGACTAGCCGTCATCGGGCCAGTCGAAGTTGTGGGCGCAGCTCCAGATGGAGGTTTATACGTTGCAGGCATAACACCCGGATCAGGATCCGGCGTACCGCTCTTCGCAGCCTCACTAGCGGCCAGCGACATACCTTGAGCAGCGGCACCGAGCATCTGCGCGCCTGAGTCACCCGCCTCGAAGTCCATCTTCTGTGCGGTGGTCATCATCCGACCGTACTCCATGCCGCCCGCCTTCAGTATGTCATTCACTTGTGCCTGTGTACGCTCCGCACCTTGAAAGATCATCTGTGACATTTTGCCATAATGTTCCATACGCATTGATTCACGGCCAAGATACTGCTGGAGGCTGCCGCCAAAGACTGCATTGCGGTAGTCTTCCGGCAATCTACCCAACTGACGGCGCCGCTGGGCCAGTTCAAAGCCCTTGCGCTGCTGTAGCTGAGCGACCTTAGCGGCTTGGTGAAATGCTGGGAGGTCCAGGTCGCGCAATGTACGCATCGTGTCGATTTCACGGTTAAGTGTTCGTTGCGTATGCTTAGCAATCTTAATAAAATATTCGCGCTGTTCTCGGGCAGCCCTACGAGCCTTTCTAGCCTGCCTCTTCTTGCTCCGCGAACTCAGGTAAGCGCTGGCCATGCCAGCCGCCATCGAACCTCCTGATAGTAGTGCTCCCGCTAGCTGCGCTGACATACTAAGTCTCCCCCGGATCAGAGGTATAGTTTAGTTCTAGTTCAGTGAGTCCCACTGCTCCCCCAGATCCGTCAGTCGGTTTTGTAGAATAAACGAGGATTCGTTCGAGTCGCTGTCGGTTGGCAAGTCCCCATCGAGCTGAGCCTGCTCCACCAGAAGCATTGACAATATTAGTCGGTTTAGACTCAGCACTAGCGAAGCCAGTTCGATCAGCGGGGTCTTTGGCGAAATCTGAAGTATCAAACGCTGCCCACCATCCAGACCCTCGCTCAACTCCAACGTCCACATAGTTCAAGTCTCCGCTAAGGTTAAACTGTCCAGTGTCAATCATGGTACCCCAATAGCCAACACCGGGATAGAAAGAATATTCCAGGGTATGTGTAGTACCCCCCAAATCTGTAAAAGTCTCGGTGAGGCTAAGGTCTTCCTCGACCTCAATTTTCATCCCGGCACTCGACCCAATAACAGTCGCACCCTTAATTGTTACCGTTTGTTTGTAGTGCGGATTATTCGCTGCCGCAGTGGAGTGAGAATCCGCCACCAAGGTACCGCGCTGCCCAACCTTAAGTCCCGTGATATCGCCGAATGCAATATTAAATGTGTTATCACCATTATGGTAATAACCACTACCTACGGTAATGAGTGCAAGGGGACCTTGGGGCGTATCAGATTCTACGTCGTCTTGGAAAACTGTAGAAAGACCAGCAGAAGGATAACCAGAGATGTGAACCCAGGTGTCTACTCCGTCGATGTCTGTGACCGAGAGTGCGCTGCGATCCTCCACAAACCACTGCTGCCGCGTCAAGTGGTAGCGCAGCGCCAGCCCGGTGCTCTCGTCGATCACAAAGAGTGAGTTGAGTGCCGACGAGATTGAGAGCCGCGCCGAATCAGGATCAGGGAGCAGATCCAGCACGGGTAGGCCAAGGTCCGCGATCTGGCCATCGCCCGAGATTCCCCAAAGTGTGCCGTTGTAGGCGTAAGCGATACCCTTCTCGACGACCAGGCAGCGCGGCGAAGCGGCGCCAACGCCGCCCCCAAGTGTATTCGCCTGCGGCGCGGTTGGGCTACCGTCGATGAAGACGCCCCATGACTTCCCGAGGCAGAGCACGCGCGAATGCCGTGCATCCCGCGAGGCCAGTTCAACCGCCGCCTCGATCGGGCCGTACTCTCGAACCGGAACATCGTAGGCCATGTGTAGCGGAAAACTCTCCCAGGAGGAGGGCGACTCTGCGAAGAAGATGCGCGGCTTATCCTGAACGTAAACGCCCAAGTAGCCGCCCCACTCAAAGACACCTCGGGGATTACTAGGCAGCAAACCTGTCTGGGCATCTAGCTTACCGCCGAGCGTCTCGTCCCCAGCGGTGTCGATATAAGAAGTAGTGCCACGAGGAATTTCGGTCAACCAGTAAAGCGGGGCGCTTCGGCAGGCTCGCCAAGCGTCAGGGACTCCGTTAGGATTGGAGTTTCCATTCGGGAACTCTTCTACAACAGGCACAACCTGTGAGCGGAAAATCTGGATACCGCGAATCGACGACATAGGTGGTGTCGGGAACGGGATGAAGAAGGCCGTACCAGGATCGTCGAAGTCATCCTTAACTACGGCCCCCTGGTAGATAGAAACCGCATCCGTTCTTTGTTGCTTATCCCCTGTACCATCTCCATCAGAGTCCATCACGCCCAACTGATCCATTGTCGTTTGATTATCAGGATCGTCCACATCTAATTTCATAAAGCGTAGGTAATACCAGAGCTTATCCCAAAGGTTTGGTGGGATTCTACTAGAGAGGTAGGGGCCGAAAGCGTTTGCGCCGCCACCACCTCCCGCTGCGGTGTAATACTCGCCATCCCAAAGACGCGCCTCTGCAATCTCTACTTCGTACTTCTGGTCCAGACCAGGGAGTCCGCCAAGCGTAAATAGCCCCCGAGTAAAGACTGATATACCAGGAGTGGCATTCGCTGCAATACCAGAGAGAGAAGTATCAGCGTCAAAAAGGCTGCCCCAATCGCCTGTATTCCCATCCAAGAATATACGCTCAAGCCATACGTCAAAATTCGCTGCCGTGCCTGGATTGGGTATATGATGATAATATAGTGTAATCCAAGTCCATTGCTTTAGGTCAATCACATTTGCGAATTCATCGAAAGTTAATACACCAGAGCCGTCGTACCACCTCTTCTCGGCGATCTCGACTTTAGGCTTTTTACCTACCCCAATACTAAGAGAGCCCTCATTTCGAGAAGACCAGTTGATCCACAACGGAACTTTTCTTAGATCGGTAACCGTCCAAGTGTCGGGGTCAGTACCAGCATTAGCGGTCATATTCCAGCCATAGGCCAAGATCGGTGAATTATCGAGACCCACGTTCAGAACAACCGGCGCCTCAAATTTGCCAGCATAATTATAGTACACTGCCCGCAGATTTTGGGGGTAGTCCCAGCCGCCGGTAACTTTTTCCAAACTTGAGTCAGGGCAGAAAGCCGTATCTACCTCTAACCTATCTTTAAGGCCCCCATGCTCACGCGCAGCCATGCGCTCCAAGCCGCGTGTAGCCATGAGCGGTAGGATGACATCCTTTCGCCACATGCGTCCGTGGTACATAACCCCGCCGGGTACAACAACTCCATTGGACAAAGTAGAGTCGCCGCAGAAAGCCCTTACCGCCCCAAATGCAAAGGTATCTCCACCAGGACCATCAGTTCTCTTACTAGTAAGAGTATCAAGCACTACTCCCTCATGCCGACACCCACCCCATACAACATGGTCTCGGGCGCCCGCTGAAGGATAATCAGTCCAGAAGCGAGGTTTAATTATTTCAACATCAGTAGTACCCGGCCATCGTGCCCAACCATCGTTATTAGTAACATGCCGGTTCCTATCAAAAATACTAATTATAAGATCCTCGCCCTGTGGGTCGGCATGATTACTACCGCCACGACGCACAACTACACAATAATCATTACCATCTACAAATGTATAGTCTTTTGCAAAGTGGATAAGGGCTTCATTTTCGTCGAGAGTAGGGTGATCGGAATCATCGCGAGTAACAACAATACTCGTAAGATTATCTACAGTTGAAGAAGGTTGGATCGAAACGAAAAGATGATTTAGGCGGTACTGCGCCCCCTCACGATGTTGATCGCGAGCACCGATGCCAAAGAGTGCCTGATAGTTCCGAGCCCCCTCCTGAGGCGCGGTTGTTGGCACCTTATACCTAAAGGCAAACTGAAAAGTACACTCTTCGCCCTTACCGCCAATCCAAGGAAATTCATAGGGAGTCTCATCACATATCCACCGATCAATACCGGGAACGCAACAAACTCCTTGGCCGAAGATGCTTTCCTTTGTTTTATCTAGCCTCGGAATTCTGACCGCAACCTCCAACGTGAGGCCAGGGAAAGACATATCTTTACGCAATAGGTTGTGTTCATTATTCCCGTCTGTATCGTGGGCAATGAAAGTTTCAACTGTATCGCTACTAGTATCTCCACGGCTCTCCTGCGTCCCCGAGGACTCGCCGTAGGAAACGCCAAAGGGTGTCTCGCCAGACATCCCGAAGCCGTCTGCGCCGAGGAATACGTTTACACCGCCCCTGGCATCGACAGGGTCAAGGTGAAACGCGGGTCCGACCGTGCCGTCCCGAGTCACCCAGCGATAGGCGTAGCGGACAAAGCCGTCGAGGACACCGACGCCCTGCGGCGTACAGGAGACTTTCGTTGCCGGGCGCGGGACGCCCAAGGGGCGGAAAGTCTTTGAGAAGTCATCGAGCATATAGTTGACGTTATTGGACGTAAGAAATGCCCTATTGCCCCGACGCTGAATGACCGCATCCTTTGTGAGCGCCTTCTTGAGTTCGCCTACATAATCTACATCAGGCGTACTATTCGCCAAGATATAGCCGCCCGTCGCGGCGATGTACGAACCGCCTGCAAAACCACCCTGTGCGTAGTAAGGAGGGGCCGAGGCTACGCGCGTTCCGGTATAGGCGTTTAGGGCGCGATTGCCCCGATCAAGGATCTCATCGCCTAGGAGTGAATCAATGTCATAGTAAAAAACAGCTTCGTTTAGACTATGCCACTTCTTTGTAGTTTCATTGTGAAGCGCGAACCGGCGAATCTTTCCACCAAAGGGCGCACTGTTCTCCTGATCGACCTTATCGCCGATGATGAAGCCGAGCGTCTTGTCGTAGTTGAAGATCGCGGGGTTGTCGAGCGTAGCGGTATCGGTCGTATCTGTTGTACCAGGGGTTCCAGTTACTTCGGTAACACGAATGTCGTAACTGTCTGCATCGCGGCCTATGAAGACCTCGTAGCGCACCCCTGCCGTAAGCGCTCTTGCTGATTGAACGATGCCTGTGCCCGCAAAGGTACCCTTGAAGTAATACTCAGAATCAGTATGTAGAAAAACATCTAGCCGCAGAATATCTTGGTAGTCAAAGATGGTTGAGGCGGCGAGGATATTCGGGAGCGTAACCTCGATCTGGAAGACCCACTCCACTCGCGCTGACGTTGTAACCGGAGTCCAATAATACTCATCGAAGTCGAGATAGAACGGAATCTCGATGACCCCCAGGCCGCCGAAGTGCAGCCACTCGGTATCCGAATCTATGGTCGTGGGCGGCGTCGGGACAAGGTAGCTGTTGATGTCCGTGGCGGCGTCGAAGAGTAGCGCGTCCCCGCCCTCCGAAAACTTCTCGTGATAGATCAGGTCGGTCGTTGTGGGGGTGAGGTCGGCGGCGTAAGGTTCATAGTTCGCTGTGCTAATATTGGATACCTGATACAACATGAAATTTGTTAGGACAACTTTGTCATATACGGGTGTTAGTCCGGTCAACGGCGCGCCAATGAATTTGAGTATATTTCCCGTAAGCGTATTACCTGCATCACTTGTCTCGGTGATGCCGTCTGTATCTGCGCCAGCAAGCCAAGAAGCAACATAAAAAGTGCCGCTGCCTGCGGTGGCAAAACGTACAGAAAATCTGTGGTCCGTTCCTGAATCAATATCCGCGACGTTATGCGAAAGAATAGCCGTACTAGGATCTGCAAGCCTATAGATTTTTAAATCTACGGTATTATCGGATGCTGTATAAACGATATAGGCGGCAAAGCCCCGGAACTTGAAGATCGGGAAGAAGGAGTCTTCGGTATTCAGCGGCATTCGCAGGGTGCCGAACGCGGTCCAGGCAGCGGTCGAGAAGCTGGCGTCAACCGCAACCGCGCCCTTGGCGACATTGGCGGTCACACCCAGGAGGTTCGGCGCGGTGTTCGTCGTGCGGCGCGAGCCGTAGCGGCGTTTAAAGAACCTCGACTCAGGGTCAACGTCGCGCTTCTCGAATACCGCAGTTAACGCGCTTGTACCTTGAATCGAACGCACGCCGGGCTCTGAGCGAGCATAACCCGCCGCTTGGCGATCCATAGGTAAGTTGTCGATACGGAAGCTAGTCATAGTAAGAGCAGATCATCCAACTACTCGTGGAAGCCGGTGCCAGTAGTATCCTCAGTATCGGTGGTGTACGTCTCAAGCTCAGAGCCACCAACAAAGAAACTAGTTCCCCCGTAGTAACCTTCGAGGAATTCATGGTCCCCGTGAGCGCAGGACCAATAGTGCTGGAGAACCGCCACAGGATCGCCGTAAGCCGGGGAGAACGCAGCTCGGTCGATATAGTTAATTACAATACGAATACCCTGCTCTTCAGAGGGGCTGTTCAGCTCAAGGTAAACGCCGCCGTCACAGAAATAACCGAAGAGATCATCGGGACTTTGCCAAGACGGGTTGTACCCATTTAGAGATCCCGTGCAGATGTAGCTGCGCGCATCCCCTGTATCTACATGCGGGTTCCAGCCGCCCCTACCAAGGTGCTCATCGCCCGACCAGACAGGCACCGTGAACAACGAGAACATCACGGGCGTGATTCCTTGGTAGCGGAATTGGGCTACCGTGCTGACTTCTTCTAGTTGCTTTTTCATATGCGCTTCGGTAGAGGCGCTTTGATTGCGTTTAATGCAGGCCAACGAAGCCGTTACGGAAACAATGTGAAGCGGAATACCGATGATTGGCTTGGTCTCGAAGGTCTTTGTAGTGAGTTCGCTATCAAGGCCAAGGTCTAGAGAGGTGGACTTAATGTAATCCGGGTGAATCCCGGCACGGAGGCCGGTCACCGACGCGCAGCAACAGGAGCAGTTGTAGTTCCCACCGGGACATTCGCAGTTGCAGTCACCCATATTATTGTTTCACCATCACTTGATTCGAGTTCGCGGTGTTCTTGAGCGAATCTGCGCTATCTCTCACCGCCTCAGAGGCCAGCGCAACCTTCGTCGATGCGTGAGTACCAACCCAGGTAATATACGCCATTCGGGCGCGCTCCAAAACTGCATCAAGAGCTTCCTCGGGGAAAATTAGTGTGTCCGAGTCACTGTCAAGGCGAGCAATGAAGCGCGTCTGAACGATGGTGAATTGGTCGGTGTTGCTTGTCGGGGCGGGCCAGAGCGAGATGAAGCTCGCGCCCTGGTTCTCGGAGAAGCGCTGCTCGTAGAAGCGTGGCGTCCCCGTCTTGTACGGGTCCGCGTGCGCGAACAGCGGCTCCTGGGCAAGACGTACCGCCCTGGGGGTGTCCGATCCGCTATGGCGCCAAACGCCAACGACCTGACCAGTAGAGGGCAGCTCGATAGCGCGGCGTGTGATGGTGGAGTTAGTGTCGCCGTTGTATGCTTTTGGTACTGGGGAACCAACATCAACTTCATCGGCGTCTTTTACATCTCGAATAAGGAACTTAGTAGTGGTTCCGCTTTCAACAACATTCAAGATGTCATGCGGGAAGACTTTTCCCGTAAGCGGATTGACGCCCAACGTGAACGTCGTACCGCCCGCAGAAACGTCCGCGCCGGTACCCGATGTTGCGAGGGCGCCGTAAACGGAACCGACGAAGAGGTCATGGGAGAGGCCCGGAACGCCGTCAGAGAGGGCGCGTGCGATGCCGGAGTTCAGAGCCTCCCCCAAACGCTCAGACTCGACCGAAGAAACTACTCCTAGTCCAAGCCTTCTTTGCAAACGAGTTCGCAATTCAGCCTTAGTCGCCACGGTCGAATCCTTTACTTAAGCAATGCTAGTGTAACCACTCACACTCGCGTCACCGAGGTGGAAGAACGAGCGGCGACCGTTATCGACCGACCACTGGCGCTTCCACTCGATCCGCTTGAAGAGGTTAGTCTTCAGTGGGTGAGCCTGCATGTCGCCAAGCTGGCGGATGAAGCCGATGTTGTCGCTACCGGGGCTACCCGCACGAACGGTGTTCAGGCGGAGAGAGTTCCAGTTGACACCGAGAACCGGGTAGGTTGCCGTAGTAGCTTCGTGGGTAGTTGTCTCATCGACATCCCATTGGGTAGAAATACCGAGGTAACGTGACCAGTCACAGGTGACGCCGCCGAAGGGAACCGTCCCTTCCTTACCCATGTCAACGCGAACCGGGTCGGGGAGCGCAGCCTTATCGCGCATCAGATCCAGCAGCTTCTCGAAAGAGCCCAACGCCATGTAAACATGGGTAGGACGCTCAACCTCAGAATAAGAGGCGCCGAGAATCGCAGACTGAAGGTCAGCGAAGAAAGAGCCGTGGTCCTGGCTAGTCACAGCCTGGTAATGAGGCTGCCACTTCGCAATATCGTCCGTCTTCACGTTAGCAAACGTGAGGGTGGTTGTATCGCCAGCAGCGTTATTAGACGGGTTCGAGCTGCTGTAGTAAATTGACTGGAGCGACATCGGGTAACCAGCCGAATAGCCGCTATCGGTGGTCATCGGGGGTTTTGAGGTCGGCGCGGAAGGGTCAGATGCCCCTCCAGCGATGCCCTGCGTGAAGAGGATCTCCTCTTCGTTAAAGATCTTCATCATGTTGGCCTTCACGACCGTCGAGACGTAGTCGATCAGGTTGCCAGGAGGCTGCGACTGCGGGAAGTTGATGTTCCGCGTACCGGCCTGCATGAAGAAGAGCGCCTGAGTGAGAACCTCAGAAGCGGCGCTGCCGAGGTTGTTCACCGCAGCCGTCCCCGACACCGTGTCAGGCACATACAGCGAAGAGTCCTCGCCGTGCCCGTAGAGAATCGGGTGGCGCACGGTCTCGGCGTCGTTCACCACGAAGACACGGCCATTCGATGCCGCCGCCTTCAGGAACTTTTCACCGGAGTCGGTAAGAGCGTTGATGGGATCGCGGCTGTACGTCTCAAGCGCCGTCGAGACCATCGTGTCAAGAGACTGATCGTAGTTAGGAATGGCCATTGCCATTTACTCCGAGAAGATAGTTAAGTTTTAGGGCGCAATGACTCGGCCATAGCATTGCGTACCCGCTGATCCATCGACTCAGCATCACTACCCGGAACATTCAGTTGCGTTGTGCCATCAGCCCAAACGACTGAACCGTCAGGAGCAGGGGCGGACTTCTCCAACCCGCTCTGCGGCCCCATCGGCGTTGTTTCTACAACACCTGACATGGCGACCAAGGTTTTGATACCTGCTTCCGAAAGCAAAATATGCGGAGTTAGGCGACCGTCATCGACCGCAGTGCGATAGAAGCTCTGGACAGTCCTGTACTCCTCGGAGCCGGGGGTGATCCCCTCACCTCCCAGGATGGACAAGAAGTTGTCCTTCGCGTTTTCGCGGCGACCGTATTCGGCATCCTTCTCCGTAAGAAGTTCCTCAACCTGGGCTCTGTTCATGTAGCCCTCGTTGTCAAACTTCTGCTGCTGACGCGCATCATGCTTACCGATGGCGTCGTTTACAGATTTGCTAACGTAAGACTCGATCTGAGCGCGTACTGCACCGTCTACGTCGAGTTCATCCAGGGAACGAATCCGTCCCTCGGTTGGCTGCTGGGTTGCAGCCGCTTGACTGGCTTCCGCAACGAGGTCTACCGGCGGTGGGGCCGACTCCTCGGTGGGGGTGGCGTCGTCAGATACTTCGGGAACAGGGTCAGACATATCGGCTTCTCCGTAGGTTTACCTTAAAAGGTTCCTGGCAGAAGTTCCCGATGATGGCCATCGTAGGGCCAACCCGTTTAAACCGCAACCCTTTCTTCACTTTTCTTCGATAATGCCGCCATAAGTAGCATTTTTAGTAGTAGAAGAGTGTAGGCGCTGTTTAAGTGGCACGGTCGCCTGGAGCTGAGCCTCTTTAGAAACAAAGTGGCCCGTTTCCATGCTGATACCGTTTTTTCGGTAAACTTTTTCCATTTGCTTCTTAGATGTAACCATCTTATCGGGATGGTTGGGATGTAGTTGAACAACCGTCTTGCCGCCCGACCAGTTGCCCTCAGAGCTAACGTGTCCGCGCACCATCTTTCGCGTGTAGTCCTGCTCGGACTCCTTCCGCCCGCACTTAGGACAATGCGAGGGATCGAAGGCGGCGGTGATCGAGCGGCTTTCGTCCCAATGGTTATCGCAGGCAGCGCAGCGGTAGGGATACTCAGGCATTAGTAACCTCCTTGGGGCGTCGGGCTAGGGACTCCACCCGTAGCGAGCGCGGCCTGTAGATTATTATCGACCTCTCCGGGGCCAGCACCGACGCCTGGGACTACGTCGCCCATCTTGGCGGGGTTGATTACGTCCTGGCGGCGCGCGGCGTACATGCGGTGCATATCAACCGCAGAGCGGAGTTCCATCAGCGCCATCTCGTTATCGCCGCGAGAGAGTGCGGCCTCCTGCATCTTACTGTAGTAAGCGATATACATATCGTGCTGGTCATCTTCGTAGACCGGAATCGGCTGCTGCGTCTGGAGGTGGCGAATGTAGCGCTCCTCGGGGCCGAGTTCGAGGATCGGCGCATCGAGGAAGAGGTCGGCGTCCTCGATACCCATCGCGTTGCCGAGGCGGCGCAGCGCCTCCCGAGTCATGCGCGGAACTCCGGTCTGGAAGGCTTGCTGCGTGTTCGTGGTCACGGTGAGCCACTGCATCAGGGCTTGAATGTCGCCCTGGTTGCTGAGGTGGCCAAGCTCCACCGGGTCGATGTCGAATGAGAAGCAGGCCGTCATAGGATCGGGAACGTGCAGCGTTCGGATGACACCATTGGCCAAGGGTACGTCTACCGTGTCGCCGAAGATTTCGCGCTGATACTTGAAGCCCGCTTGAGCCAGGCGCGTCCACATCATCGCCATGATTTCGAGGCGGTCCTGATTGCGGCGGCTGGAGGCGTCGGTGATCGCGGCGGCTTCGGTGGCGGACTTTCGGGGATTCGTCGAGATGCCACGATCCGATGGGTGAACGCCGGTTACGTCATCGAAAAGCTGCATGTAAGTATTTAGGGCAGCTAGGTATTCATTCAAGACCGCGCTCTGCTCAACCGGGCGCATGGTGGCATTGACGCCGCGTACAGTGTCGTCGGGATCGACGCCCACGAAGACCGTCCCGCCGGGTGCAACATGCTTCACCACTTGGAGTGCGTCCTCGTCGATGGCATTTTTATCGTAAAGGACAGTCTTATTGAGGGTGCGAATCTCGCGGTCGATCTGGACCAAGGTTTGAACAATCATCCGCATAAGCGGAATCCAAGACAAAACCTCGGCTGCGGGTACGTCCTCGCCGGGGGCCGCATCCAAGAAATTCCCGATGATGATCGGGCAGGCGGCGATTGATTCGGTGATTTGGTATTCGCCTAGAGAATTCTGCATTTCGTGCTGCGGCTGGAGCGGCATATTTTCATTCTTTTCGGCGCCAATCTTGACGAAGATCGACATGGGGCAGGCGCCGAAGGATTTGGTGGGGGCGCCGTGCCGGAAGCCGTCGTGGTAGACCTCGGTGACGCGAACGATCGCCCAGGACTTCGGCGCCTCCTGGCCCGCGTGGTCGGGCTTCCAGGTGTCGGGGAGGTCGCCGTACTGGAGATCGTAGGCATGCCAGTAGAAGCGGCGGTGAAAGGGCTCGTAGCCGCAGTCGCCGGGCTCAACCGCCGAATACTTGATTCGGAGATAAGGAATCTTCTCTTTTTTATCGAAGGAAACTTTAACGCCGAAGTAGGGCGATAGCATTCCGAGGAAGGCGGCGCGGCGCATGGCTTCGCGGAGATGGCCGTGGTCAGTCATAATCCGCGTGAGCTGGTTCTGCTTATCGGCCAAGTGCGCCGAACCGGGGACGCGGGCCTTGACGCGGAAGGTAGGAACTCCCGGCGTGAGGTTGGTCACGATCTGGCGGAGCCGCGAGAGGAAGAGGTTGGCGGTAGTCTCGGGCGGGCGCCAGGAGCCGACTTCGAGGGGCTCGTTGAGGCGATGGGCAGGGATACCCTGCTCCCCGATCAAAGCGCCGCCTTGAGAGCCGACCGGGTCGCGGCCCGTGTAGATGTCGGCGATCAGGCGCTCATTGCCCTTGAGCGGCTCTTGGATCAGAGTCATCGCTCCGGTGACCAGCGCGGCAAGCTGGATGGAGGCGTCTTCTTCTAGCTTGAACGACTTAGGCATTCGGCCAATAACCTTGATCCCGAGAAGTATTCCATACAGCTATATTGTACGGAATTTTCTCCACTGCTGGAAGACCTGGGAGCTGGCCTCTCCGCTCTACCATTGTACTTAGTAGCGCCAGCGCAGATACAAGATCATCGGAATTGCTCAGCGGGTACTCAAGGAGCCGTTGGTACAGCAATTCGCGGCCAGGGAATGCCTTGGGCAAGACCAAGTAGCCCTTGCGCATGGCCGTCTGGAGGCTCATGAGGCGATAGGGCAAGGAGGCGTTTCCAATCTTTTGGCCTCGGATCTTGATGCCCTTGATCCTGCCGCGCTCCTCTAGCCAGGGCGCGAAGAGCGACTGCGCGGCGACCTGCTCGATCCAGATGCTTTTGAGTTGCGGATGTGCGGGAACCGCCACCTCCTCGATCCAGCAGGCTGCGGAGTCGGCGCCGCCTGCCAGCTCCTTCGCTTTGATTGGGATGAAGATATTGCGGTCAGGCGCGAAGCCCTTGAGGTTCAGCTTGTGGGCGGGAATCACGCGGACAATCACAACTCCGTTTAAATCACCGCGTGTGCCATCGACGCGGGCGACCGGGTCGTAGAGCAGGATCTCGTGGCCATCGGGGAGATCGTCGATGGACAGGTCGTTGTCGGTGGCGGCGGTGACCAGGTCAACGTCGAAGATCGCCTCCTCGGAGGGGACCGGCTCGCAGAGGTACTGCGCCGAGAAGAAGGTGCGGCTCAGGGCCGCTTCCTTCTCGCGGATCTCCTGGGCGGTCAGGAAGGAGGGGCAGAGCGCAAACGGCCCCTCGTCGTCGGCGGCGTCATCGGGGCGGGGGCCGTCCCAGACGCCGAAGCGAAACTGCTTCCAATCCGAGCGGCGCTTGAGGTAGGCGGTTACGTCCTCGAAGGCCCAAGGGGTGCCGATGTGGTTGACGGGCGAGTCGGGCGAGTACATCAGCGGTTCGAGCGTCTCGATGAAGTCGATGACCTTCTGGCGGCGGGAGTAGGTTCGGCTGTTCTGCTCGTTGGCGGGGTCGTCGATGATGGCGCGGGTGGGGTGGTTTCCGGCCAGGTTCGACTCGACCGAGGAGGCGAAGACCGAGGGCTCCCGGCCCTTCCCGGCGCGGCCAACGATGTTGAAGCGGTCGCAGGGGCCAGCCTTGCGGGCATCGCCCTGAACCGAGATCCAGGGGAAGACCTGGGCGATTGGAAAGAAGAGGCCAGGCAGGAGTTCGAGTTCGCCGTTGAGGCGGTCGCGGATTTCGCCCACCAGCTTCTTGGCGAGGTCAAGGGTGGCGCAGGCAATCAGGCTGCGGGACTCGGGGTGGTGGAGGAGGTGGTGGCAGGTATCGACCACCGTGATCAGCGTGGACTTGGCGTGGCCTCGCGGGACGATGGTGCTGGTCTTCGGCTGGCTGTGAACGTGGTTCAGCATGGCCACATGGAAGTCGCCGAACTGCTTGCGGCCCGTGACCGGCTCGCCTCTGTAGCCCAGCGCGATTCCAAATGCGATCGGGTCCGTCCAAATATGGAGGATGGCGTCGCGGATTTCTTCGGGGCGGTAATCCATGTGAATAGTATAGGTCAAAAAATTTTTGGGCGAATGTTCTTTCTTGGGTCCCATCCAGGCGCGGTGGGCTAGGGGG